GAGAAAATCTAGTAGCAATCTGCTCACGTAGAACTTCCGCAAACCTAACAATACCCATGTCAAACGCAACGACTTCATCCTGTACTAACCATCTACCTCTAACCTTTTGACCCATAGTAGCCGCAGGGGTTAGACCAAAATCCAAACCAATATACAAAGGATAACCAGCAGCAACAGGGATTTCCTCTTTAGCAACGTGTGTGTCAGTAACAAACATAGGATAGATTGGCTTTCCGTCTTGGATAGAACCCAAGCGATTCATAACATAAACATCTATCCAGCTTTTAGTCTTACCTTGAATAAGATTAGGATAATAAGACCCCATCATGTTCTTGGTATTCTCTGCGCTCTTACTAGGCTTGTAGGCATCCACTTCGTTCTCGTCGTTCTTAACCTCAGTCATAGCAGCAGGTTGCGTAAAGAATGACCAGTTGTCAGGCTTAACCAGCATCTTGGCTTGCTCTCGCGGTATGTGATCTGGAATCGGAACCTCACCAGACATGATCGGCCACCAGTGATCTTCCTCTGGTGCATTGGTATCAGCAATAACTCCTGTCCAAGACGGCCCTCCCTCACGCATAGAAGGAAAGCGACCAACGCGCATAGTACACGCATCCATAATAGACTTGGGTATTTCCCTAGCCTCATTAACCCAAATGCCAGTAAGTTCTAATGACAATAACTTCTTAACGTCTTCGGGCCTATCAAGAGCTAAGAACAAAACCTCAAGATCAATGTCACCCTTTTTAATGTGGTGAGTATACGGAACTGACCAAGTAAACTTACCCCAATCAGCTTCTGGAAACCAATCAAGCCAAGTCTTAATAGTAGTTGTTCTAAGCTGTGGGTTGGTATTACGAATGATTGCCCAACGGCTTCTGCGTATGCCCTTGCTATTCTTTTCCTGACCAAGCGCCCTGCGGAATACCTCAATGCAGCAACCAACAGACTTGCCAGAACCTACAGGGCCACGAATGCCACGAAAGAATGTATTGTCTTTCATAAACGCCTTAAGCGTTTCTCCGTCTGGTTTGTATTTAAAATCAACCACAGTACTGTCTGCCAAACCTCAACATTCTATCAACAGTCTCAGGGGCCATGCCGTCAATCATCTTATCGCATTCCCTGTCAGTGGCAAAGTCCAGTGGCACATACGTTAGATGAACCTTTCTAACTATCTGTCTAAGTACTTCTAGCTCTGCTAGGGAAAGGGTAGATATAAAACTCATCTCTTTAGCAAACTCTTTTTCTTCTTAGGAAAGCCAGCCTTCATATTAGCATACGCTTTGTCACTAATTGTAGACTTAGACTTGGACCTGCTAGTTCCAGATTTCTTGCGGCGGTTAATGTTGGCATACAAACTCATTTCTTCTTCCCGCCTTTAGGCTTCTTAGGAGGACGCCCAACCTTAGTTCCGTAAGTTCCTTTACCACTAGGCATTTGCTTTATTCCTTTTACTAATTGCTCTAGCCTTCGCTCTTGCATCAGCTTTTGACGATGCGCCCCACACCCTTAAGCTAAGAAGAAGACGAGTCGGCTCTCCGTCTTCGTCCCTTTCTGGGCCTTTCATGTTTCCCATCCGTGCTAGGAAGCTGGCTCTTCTTGGGTTGTCTCCGCTTTTTACCGGAGCCTTCATCCCTGTTCCCTCGCGCCCCTTGGCATTCAAGCCCCCCTTCGGGTTCTTGCCTTCCTTCCGTGTCCATGCTGGTGTTGCCATAATGAATCCTTAATACCGATGCTAATACGCCAGCCCTCATTACCGAGGCTTGCCACGACGAAACAGCTTGTTATCTAACTCAAGCAAAGTCTTGTTCATACGCTTGTAATCTTTGCCACTAAGAACCTGATCCTGCCGCATGTCCTTCAACCTATTAATAATACGAGCCGCGTTCTTCTTGAAAAAACCAAGACCCTTAGTAGGTATCGCAGGAGTAAACGCACCACTAGCATCCTCCATAGAACGAATGCGAGCCTCTAAAGACTCAGCGCGCTTTAACAAACTCTTGGTAGACTCTTGTGGCAAATCAATCTCCTGTTCAACAAAACCCCTAGAGCAAAATAATATTTTTGCAAAGGTACTTTTTTTAAGAATAATGTGAGTGAGTGATCTCTAGCTAATAAGTGTCGCCCGTTTTTGACCCCACCCCACCTAACTCAAGTCAATGCTAACTCTAATGTCCCCAGCAACTTGCACTTGGCTGCGATCTATCGGCTTAAATCCAGCGCGATCTAATATATCCTTGCTTGCTTCTAGCTGAACGTACTCTGATCTAGCCCCAGTTGCCAAGTTCATAACTCGCGCTGCAGCCACAGTAGCATTCATACCAAGCTGCTCGTTGACCCGTTGCATCATGTAAGACTGCACATGCGGTAAGCGTATCGTTTTGCTTGCTGTTACTCTTCCTGATTCACCTTCGGCGTATCCTGCTTCTGTTGCAGCTTCGCGCAATGTGCATCCTGTAGCTACGAGCGTATCCACCAGACTCATCTGTTTCTTGGTTAGTTTACGTTGTTCTAACATATCTATATCCTGCTATTGCCCCCCCTCACCCTCTCCCCCCCACGGTTAGCAGCGCTGCATCAGGTCTGTCAATCCTGTCCTATCCTATGTTGCACAAACCTATACCAATGCACAGTCATTCTGCTATTGACGGATATTGCGTTTACTCTTCTTAAGGTGGAGCTGTTAACCTTCCACTCATGAATGGACACTGAAGAAGTGTCCACCCTAAAGGGTGAGTACAAGGGCTATTCCTTACGGTAGTCAAAACCCTGCGGGGCTATTGAACGGGCTATGGCCCGTACATATTGATCTTTTTAGATAGTGTGATTGCTGTTAACCGCGCCTTGCGCGGGCAATCTCTCTCAAGGAATCTTGCGAGATTCCGTTGACCTTACCGCTTAAGGATAATGAATATATAAATATATATATATTTGTTACGACAAATTATCGGCGGGGGACACGGCACTAACTGATGGCTCAATGTATATCTAGTACCAATTTCCGGTCTTACATTGACGCCTGCCTGCTTGAAGGAGCAGGCCGACCCCAATCTAAGATTCCATCGCGATGGCAAGGTTGACCGCAGACGCGGCTCAACTTGCTTCAAATTGGCACTAGACATACACGGCCTAAGAAGGCCGCCCAAGTGGGTTGAGCCATAAGTGAGCTTGGTCCCTGTTCCCGCCGAAAATTGGCCGGAACAAATCTGTTTTGGTTCAGTGGTTTGGATCAAAGCTATCATATATATAAATGGAGATGACCTATGACTTTAAATAATGCACTCAATAATATCCCCCAAGACGTTGCTCTGGCAATAGATGCAGCTAACGCAACCGATGTAAAAGCCTTAGATTTAGCGGCGACTATCTCGGCCTATTTCTATGACCCTATCACGTATGGAAAAGAACAGAAGAAATGGAACACCCATAGCGGCGGCCAGTATGCTGTTATATCTGGCTTATTGAATAGCCTTAACCGTCGCATCAATAGCAAGTCTACCAACTACTATACCAAATCCAACGGCGAACAGGTGCGCAAATTTAGCGGCATTAAGGCAGAATTGCGTGCAAATATTGAACTTGCTAAGAAGTACGAAACAGACGCCTATGATGGAGATCGTAACCGCGTTAACACCAAGTGTGAACAGCTGCACAGCGAATTATTGCTGGCTAATCAATTCTATGACGCACTTGCCGCGATGCACCTTGCCAACACAGGCAAAGAGTTCAAGCCTTTTGACCTGCAGGAAAAACATGAAAACATGCCAGAAACCTTAGCTGATACCAAGACACGCAAGACAAACCTCAAGGCATGGGAGCAAGCGGTAGCATGATAGTAAAATCATCAAGCTGGATAGCAAGACTGCCTTTTGAGTTTTTGTTAATCCTTCCCGTTCGTATTGGATTAGACACAACCTCATATGTAAAGATAACAAAAGCATAACAGTACCACATAACAAGACCCAAAGGGGCTGCCTTAATCGGTGGCCCTAAAATTTTTTCGCCGCTGGCGCGGCGAATCTGGCAAGGAGATAGGACAATGAGATATCCGAAATGGGACGATTGGCTAGGTGGTATCGCCATCATAGTAGTAACGTTGTTTATCCTTCTCTGGTAATACAGCGTTACGATAGGACAGTAGGCG